AACCATCGAAAATCTTGGTGATAAATGGGACGGCTTGGAAATACAGTTCTTTAATTGTTGATGTGATTTCCCCCAGTGAAACAAGCATCTTCCCGAGTGACGATCCCCACTCAAGCAATGCGGGTTCATTTTTTTGTAGAGCAGTGTTGAAGGAATCAAACTTCTCTTTGATCAAGTCCCACACAGGGCCAAATATTTCACCGAGGACCTTTTGAAGGACTTTGGAGCCCTCGATAAGCGGACGTAAGGCATCCTTAATTTTGTTCCAGCCCTTAACGAAGTTGTCCCACTTCTCGCCCCATCGATCAAACATTCCGTATGTTTTTGGGAGATAATCACGAATAAGCGTGACAAAAATTTCCTCAAGTTTCTCGGCCATTCCAACAAGGCCACCCATGAACGGACCTTTGCCGAACTTGTTCAAATCCCCCTGAACACGCATGAAGGTTCTGCGGAAAACAACCAGAATCTGATCGAATGCTTCTTTCAGTGGCTTCAAGAAAGGTTGGCCCATGTCGGCAAACATGCTGCGCATCTGGTTCATGCCACTCTTCATGACACTCACCAACGTGCTATTCACAGCATCGAACTGACCCTCAACTCCACCCAGCCCAGCAAGGGTTCCGTCGTTGATTGCTTTTTTCAATTCCTCGGCGGTATCGATGCCCTGCTTCTTGGCTTCTTCCATGGCTTTCTTCATGGAGGGGCCAAGTGCCTCCGCCGCTTTTGAAATTTCACTGAACGACGCCTTGGGATCTTGAAGAACACCAATCAGTTCACCAGCCGCCTTAACACCCTGATCTAATGGCTGTCCGGCGGAAGCGAAATCCATCAGACCCTTCAACATTGTCTGCGAACCGCGAGTAAATGTTGAACGCTTCGATACTGAAGCGTAGGCAGCATTGAGATTTTCGACCCCGACAGCGGCCAAAGAAGCGTCTGATTCGAGACCTCGCATCACGACACGAACCTGATTCAGGTTGTTGCCGAACTGCTGGTAGCCCGACGCTTTATAGGCAAACATTGCGGCGTTATTCTCACGAATAGCGGCAGCAGCAGCCGAAAGCGCGACCGCCGCAGATGCCGCTGCACCAGCGAGAAGCGTCAGGGCACCTCTGTACACCTTCATTAGCCCGTTGCCAATGCCAAATAGGCCGTGTACCACGAGCATCGAGGCACCCATGAGGGCAAACTCGGCGGCAGTTGCCTTGAGCGCAAGACCAAGCGTCTTGAGGAGAGTCCCTCCGGCCATCTTGACCAGAGAGTCGAGTTCGTCGAAGTGCCTCTTGAAACCTTTTCGGGTTTTATTGAGGTAGTCGATCGTCGACTGGTTGTAACTGCGAGCGAATGCTTTTAGAGATGCTCCGGCGGCGGTAGCAGAGGCGCTAATTCTGTCAAGGTCTCTGCGGATTTCCTTGAGTTTTCGCTCACCAACTGACCGAATCCTGACTACTAGACTTGCATCAGCCATAGATTCCGACCCTCGGTTCAGCGGTTATTTTGCCTGCGTTTGCGCTCCGATTCCTCGCGATCGCGTTCTACTACTTTAGCACAAGCCATAAGTATCAACCATTCATCATCATCTATAGATAATAGGTCGATAGGGTTTGTGCCCCACAATTCCCCCAAACGGGCGGCACTGATGACGTAGCCGTCGTCGGCTAAATCGTCAATCAGTCCTTCGTAGGGTCCACTGCATCAACGGTGTCGCCGTACCCGGAGGCCTCCAGAACTGCAAGAGCGCCAGCCTCAACATGCGGATCCAAATTGAAAAAAGCAAGAACTGCATCCGGAACCGGACGAGTACAGTCCGTGGACTCCAAAATGTCCTTCGACGCAAAGTTCAAGGCGTTTCCGTCCTCGTCGAACACCTCTTCGCCATCCATGATGATTCCGATGGTCGTGTGGCCGATCACAAAAGCGGCAAACTTCGTCGGATCCATGCCCTTCTTGGTGTCCTCACCAGCATTTTTGCGCCATGCCTTCATCTGGCCCTGCGTCACATTTGGGCTGATCTTCAGGTATACGCCCTCACGGTCCGGAACCTCAAGATGGATCACCGGTCGCTCCACCTTCTTGGAGATGGTCTCCTTGAGGCGTGACAAGGGTGAAACCGTCACTGAAGACTTCGCCTTCGTGGGCTTTGAGCCCTCGCTGGAGGAGTCGTTTTCATCAACATAAAGGGAGTCGCTCATGTGCGAAAACCTACCACATCACAATGGGTTCTGGCGGAAGTAACACCAACAACAAAGGCCCCAGCCCGATCAAGGACTGAGGCCTTTGGAAGCCCAAGGCCGAAGCCAGAGGCGGGGTAAATCAGACGGTCGAGTTGACGCTTTGGATGGCAAACGTCAAAGCGAACGTTGCCGGCGCTCCCGAGGACGAGTCACCCTCAGGCTCCGTGAGACCAACGAGGAGGGCGCTGGAGTACACGCGGTCGGTTCCAATGACCTCGATGTCGCAGTCGTACGTCTTGATGTTGAGGTTGTAGTACGCCTGACCGACGAGGGGGCGGAGTGAAGCCAATTTCTTGGCAATACCGCTGGCGCCGTCGCTTTCGGTGTAATCATCATCGAAGTGGGCAGTGAGAGTGATGTCTCCGATCTCGAACGGAGCGCAAAGCACCGTCGGGAACTTCGCCCCACCCTCATAGATCTTTTCGACCGAAGCCGTGATCTCGCCACCGGACACCTGCGCAAAACGGAAGCCCTCCCACTTTGGGTGAGTGCTATCCACCGGCGCAATGTCGGCGAGAATCTGTCGCTGTGAAGTCTTGGCCATCTGTTATTCCTCCGATCAGACAACCGATGCGGTCAGGTTGCTCTTGACGATGTCAACCTCGATCTTGTCTCCAACGCTTGACACGCGGATACCGACCTTGGCTTTGACGAGACCGTCCGCCAACTGGGTGACCGGGTTGAGCGAGGCATCACACTTGACGGTGTAGCCGTAGTCAATCCGCTTGCCAGTGACATCGAATGCCTCGTACAGGGCGCCAGCGAGCCGCAGTGGCTCAAGGATGGCGATCATTTTCGCCTCAATGCTGGCAAAAATGTTGTTGCGTCCGTCGATCACGCTGAAGAGAAGATCTTCAAGCGCACGGTTAGCCTCGACGACCACGTGGTTCACAACTTCCTGACCAGTGATGTACCGGAAGTTGGAGGTGTCAGCCGACAGGGTGCGAGCACCGTAGATGCGGATCGCATTGTTGATGCGACGGATCGCAACCACATTCGCGGCATCCAGACGGTCGCCATTCGACTTGTCGAGATCGATTTCAAGGCCATTCACGTAGCGGGCGCTCGAAATGATTCCGGCGCCGGGCTGCTGTGGGCCAACCTGATTGTGAGCACGTGCTCGGCAACCGGCAGCGAAGCCGACCGGCGGGATCAAGCGGTTGACGCCAACGACATCCGTGGGCTTGTACACCCATGGGTAAATCAACTGAGAGTGCTCGGTGTTCTCGCGAGAAGCGGTCATTGTGCGCGCTTCGTCGGCAATATTGCCGTTCACGTCATCACTGAGGGGTGTTCCCGCAGCCTTGTACAAGAGGCAAGTCCGGCTGTACTCGTTGGCGTGACTGATCAGAGCGGCCTCAACAGTGGCGTTGCTGCTCTCAGGGTTGGCAACAACGCCAGCACCGTACGAGTCAAGGAACAACGCGAGAGCGCCGACATGCTCGGTGGTGGTGATGTTTGCCTGATCGTCGTCACCGGCGCTCAGCGCAACCGGCGTTCCGGGGGAAGTCACTTCAGGAAGGTTCTCACCGAGAGCGGTAGCAACCACATAGTTGGAAGCAATCGCGTCGCGGTTGGTCTTTCCGACCATCTGAACAGTCGAGGTGCAGTCGCCGGTGCTGAAGATGATGTCGCCATCGACAAAGATCTGAAGGGCGCGAGTTCCGGCGGAGATTCCGGGAACAACGAGAGCCGAAACCATGGTGCTCCAACTGCCAGCACCGTTGGCGTCGATCTTGAGCGAATCGAGGGCGCCTGTTCCGTCCGGGTCGCCGTCTTCGATGGTTAGCGTGCCAACAGTGGCGCCCGGTCCAACGACGCGAGCGACGTAGCACTGGGTGCCGCCCTCTTCAAAGAAGGTCTGAATGGTGTCATAGAGGTAGGCATACGACTGATAACCGCCGTAGATGGCCTCAAATTCCTCTTGACTGTTGACCTTGACAGCCTGCGTGGTCGGACCACGGTGCGCCAAGCCAACGAAAAAGGCCTGCGAAGTTTCGCGAACGGTGTTCCCGGTGGGACCCGTTCGAACTGCTGTGCTGATTACGACTCCCGGCATAGGACTTCCTCTTCTCCCGTTTGCTGGCGACTAAGTAAAGTGTACAGAACTTTGGGTTCACACACTGCAACTGTCACCTATAAGATTATCAGACCTCGTCGGATTCCGACGCTACTTCCGGAGCAACGTTTTGCTCCTCTTTGGTGGAAACTTCCTCAGCAGGACGTTCCCATTTGGTGCCATCCTGAACCATTCCGTCCCCATCCCCATCGGTCGCATCTGCCCTGAAACCATCTGCCTCGTCCTTTTTCTTGGAACGGGGTGTTTTTGCCTCTGCGACAACGGTTTCATTGATGGCCAGAATTCCGCGACTGGCAAGAGTATTAATGATCGAGGTGACCTTGTCAACAATTGCGTGACCACGAGGCGGGATGAAATGACCCTCCTCGGTGACTTCAATCTTGTTGCTGGTCAAGTTGCACAAACCGACGTGGCCATTTGACTTCGCTTGGTCACACTCGGTCTTAGATGCATGTTTGAACATTTTCTTTGCCATGGTGTCATTGTACCTTACTAGGACTTCAGCAATTGCTGTTTGGCGCCAAATTTCGCAAGAACTTTTACGTTATTGTTTGAACTGATCAACGTTGTTTCGTACAACTCTTTAGGTATGAGCCACGCCGACCCGGGGGCAGCACGATGACCATCATCGCACAAGTCGACCGGATTCTGACTGTTGTTCTGAATGACGAACGAGTTCTGACGCGGGTAATTGAAACCAAAAACGTCACGAACCCCGCGCTCAAGTTTGATGCATGAACAATTACTCATAGATCGAATGCTCCTTCGGTCATGCCCTTGACGACTGGCGTGATCTCAAACTCGGTCACGGTTCCCACATCTTCACGCGCAACGATTTCGTTGATCTCCAAATCGTACGAAAGGTACGATCCCGCCAGAACTCGATCACCCTTGAGCAGGGTCAAATCCGAATATTCCTCCCGAAGTGTGCCCTCATCGATCAAAGCCAAAAACGTCTCTCGTGGGTCAGTCGCTTTTAGGCATGGACGATCAAGTAGGGCCGACCTCACCACAGTGGTCAGTCTGTCTCTCATGGTGGTCGCCTCATCGGAGCCCTCGTCCCTGACCCATACGTATGTCCGCATACTATAACGAACACGGTATTCAGGATTACCCTGATACCAGCCACTTCGCTCCATGCCGGCCATCGATATGGCCACCGTAATGATTGTCGGCCACTCATCAAGGGCGATTGGCTCGTATGTCAAATACTTGACAGGTGACGGCAATGTATCGCTGTCAAGATTCCAGCCATTCCTGTAAGAAACAATTCTTTGAGGGATGTCGTTCTGGAGATACGTCGAAACGTAGTTTTTCGCAAAATGCGCACCGTGCATCAAAAACATCAGACCTGTCCGTCCACTATGTACTCGGCGATCTTGTCGCCCCACTCACGCCTAAATTCAACAGGCTCGAAGACGATCTCGCGCTTGGGCATCTTCGTCGTTCCGTATTGGTGGAACTTCGCATATTTTATGTTCGTGCCGAAAGTCGCATTCGATTTATTGATCTCATTCGGCGCTCCACGCAGATCCCGAATACTTTGAAACAGCGAACCTGACCTAATCATAGGGGGAGCACCCGGAACGTGAACGGACTTCCACGCGGCATACTCAGCATCAAGAGGCTTCCAACCACCCACTTCTAAACCATTGCTGAGGAAGTTCTCGCTCCATCTCCGCTCGAAATAATCTTGCATTTTGCGGAAGACGGGCTTGAACTCGTCGGATCGGTCATCCATGTCGGTGACCTGATCGCGCATCTCGGAAGGATCCCAGTCAAGATCTATATAAATGCGCTTACCAGCCATTACGCCACCCGAATGCGCCGGTATTTCTTGACCGCCATCAACTCTTTCTCAAGAAAACCGGTTTCTGCGACAGCGACATTTCTGGGCTCAAGATCCTTCACACCCACAACATCATCATGCATGTTTTGCATCTCGCGTGTTGCCGCGCGAAGAATCATCAATTTGAACATTTTGATGTTTCCCCCATCGAGACCAGCACGGTAGGTGATTTCGACACGATCGTCAGCCCATCCGCGATAGATATCCACCCCGTAGCGGCGAACGATGTAATCCCTCTCGTTCTCCATCACGATCCATTCGCTCTGAAGATTCGGTTTCAGACGAATCTGAGTTACGCTTACGATCGGGGTATTTGCCAAGTAGACCGTTGTTGGTGGCTGGGTGTAGTTGATAGGCGACATGGTGGTGTCCAGCGACGTGTTGTAAAAAAACGACGACATTGGCACGCCAACATGGTTGTTGTCGAGGGTGTGCTCTTCGACGAAATCATCGGGTTCGATGGGTCGACGAAGATAGGCCTCCAGTTCGCTCTGAAGACCTTCCAGCACCATTTCCGCAGCGTCCTGCTGACGCAACGAAAATTTCACGTCCATATAGGTCGTGAGATCCGACACCGAAACGAGCATTTATTGCTCCTGATCAGCGACGGCGGCGAATAATGTCGCGCAGACGCTCGTCACGGCCTCGGTTTCGACCGACGAGCCGTCCTGCTGCCTGACCGACCGAACGTGCTGCACGACGAAGCCGTCCGGCACGACCGAGCGCCCGACTCCTTCTCTTTGGAACACCCATTTAGCACCCCTTAATCTGGCGGATGGTATGTGCTAAGTGTAGCACCAAACAAGTGCCACCAAAAGGGCTATCTGTCAGCGTTCGGCGGTGCCTCTGCCCGTACAACGGTCTCCGACTCAACGGTACCGGGAGGTGCCTCTACGGGAACCCACGCCCGGGAATATCGATGATTGGCAACTTTGCGATGCTTAAGAATTGTTCCGTCAAGCATTAATTCCAACTCGTCGCCCTTCATGCAGAACTTTTTGCCAAAATCAGCAACATCAAGAGCACGGCTTCTTTTCAACGTTCTCACAATTGACGACAATGCCTTCGCAAGAATTGAACCTCGCCCACGATTCAACTGAACGTGCATGATCATCGCTTTTGTATCGGAAACGTCCTTCCATACGACTGGAACCTCGGCAAACATCTCTTCAAAATGTTTATTTCCTAAAATAAGTTTGAGTCGCTGAGACCCATCGATCACATTTCCACCAGACCGTTGAACGATGAATGGAGACAGCATCCCGTCAGTAGCCATGGACTCTGCCAGCACCAATAGGTCGGGTCGAAGAATATGCGTGGCATTCCACGATGGAACACGCAATTCTGTAATGGGGACCATTTCAATCTTCATTCAATTGCTCCTCTGCAAGTTTTTGGCGCGCCGCTTTCCTCAGCGTGTCGGCTCTAGTCCCCGGACCAACCGGTGATGCAGCACTGACGGTGATTTCTGAAAGCAAAAGGTTCCTTACCAGCCAGTTGAGCGGGTAGGAGTACGGATCAACAGCATGCTTCTTGCGGAAATCCGCTGCAAAAGCCTTTGCCCGAAGGCGTTCGTCTGTTCCAAGATGGAAAGTGTCAATGACCTGTTTTATCCCGTCCCATTCCAGCGATGCGTAGTATTCAATCACGCCCTCAACGTCGTAATCAGGCCACCAGCGACGTTGGGCGTCGATTTGTGGAAAGCATTCCCAAAGACGGTCATAGAACTCTGGCTCAGTTGCGATGAGATCCCCGATCCTCCTGATCGCTGTTGCGTGTAGGGGAATCCCAACTCGCGTATTCGAGCCGGTCAATGCCGCGAGATCGTAATATTCACAGTATGGAGCGTTGTGCTCTTCGGAGATGAATTTGAAAACATCGTCGGTGTTCCAGTCGTAAATGACCTTAGCGAATTTCAGTGGGATTCCGCTTTTCAATCTATAAGGCTTAACGATGTAGTTCTCGTGCAATTTCTGAACACACGAGCGGTATCGCACCATTGATTCAGACGCACGGACACCAGTGATGAAAGCGGTCGAACCTTTTTTACCCTGCATGGTGTAGTAGTCGACTGATTCGGGTAGACCTTCGGCATGATCGACCCCGAAGTGGTAGCCAGTGATTGCCCCTTCAGGAAAATCACGCACCAAGCGACCTTCTTTGCGGCGATTTTCATCCCAAAGTAGGACCGGTTCACGCCTTCCCAAAACCCACACCTCTGCTCCATAGGGCAGGCAATACCATTCCATGTCGACCCAGTCGAAGTCGCGGACTTTCTCCACGTATTCAACTACTACTGGAGAAACCATTTCCTCATCTCGAAAGATGACCTTGACTGGCCCCAAACCACGTTCTTCATGAACTTCTTTGGCGAGGTACAGGACTGCTGTTGAATCTTTCCCACCGGAAAACTGCACGCAAACCGTGTCGAACGTGTCGTAAACATGTCTGATTCGTTCTCGCGCTGCGTCAACGCAACTAATGTCCAAGAACATGCGCTGTCGTGTCATGGGGAAACTTTACCGTTTTTGACCCATGCGTCAAACGTTACAGGCATTTTTTCTGCGAACGGTTTCTCCACTTCGAAAGCGTAATCACGAATCTCCCTTTGGGCAGTCTCGTCAGTTCGAAGAGAGAGAAAGTTCATGAGCGCCCTAGCATTCACCGTCCAATAAAACTCAGTAAATGTTCCAACCGGAAGAACCACGCGGGCGATCTCTTTCGCCACGCCCATTTTTAGCAGGTAGTTGTATGTTCTGAATGCGGCACCGCTGGACGTCTCTATAGCAAGGGATGCGGCTTCTGCTTTACCTTCGGGCAGCGGAGTAAAGGTGTACGCCCCCGGCTTGCCGACCTGCTCTCGCACATAGTCGCCCTTTGGCACATATGCGTCATTTTGCAGGGTTGTGTATCGACCGGAAATTTCGTTGAACGATCCAATCCTGTGTCGGAACCACTCGCGAGCAACGAAGATCGGACATCTAACGTGGAACCGGAACGAATTGTGTTCGAATGGCGTGCCGTGACGTTCACGCATTAGGAAGTTGATCAAGCCTTCGTCTGCCGCACTCAGCGTCTCGACTTTTGCTCCAAACGATACACGTGCAGCATTAACTACTGAAAGGTCGTCGGCCATGGAGTCATCAAGTCGTACAAATCCGTGTTCATGAATCATCTCAAACCTCCGAGTGGGCGTCGATAAATGACATAAGTTTTTCGGCAGTTGTATCACCGTCGTACCCGGCATCATTCCGAAGCCAGCGAATGAAGTCGTACCAGCGTCTTTGCTGGGCCGGATCATCGAACACCAGCGTGTACTGAACAACCGCCTGAGGAGCGGAACCCGGTGCGGCAACGGTGCTGCCCTGAATTGCGACTTGCTTGTGGTCAACATCATTGCCCGCAACGATTCGTGCGCCCTCGCCGTCTTCACCTTGCTGGACGTTCAATTGCACCGGATCGGGAACAGTGATCACAGGAGGAATGAACGACCCCGAAGAAGCGACATCGCCTGACTGGGTGTACGAGGACTCTTCGAGCACCGCAATTTCAAACTCGTCCCATCCGAGGTTTTCGAACAAATCTGCGTAACCGGAATCCTGAATGGTTTCCATCAGGTCGTACACCAACCCCGAATCACTGTGACCCAACTCTGTAGTTCGGTTGTCGGCAAGCGCAAAGGCAATTGCCCGGTCTGCTGGAACATCCATTACGACTGCAGCGATCTTTTTCCATCCAAGTCGGCGAGCGGCCTCAACCTGATGGTTGCCCGCAATAACAGTTTTCGATCCATCGGCATTTTCGTGGAGAACGATTGGCTTCATCTGACCAAACTCGCGATACGACGCCATGATTGCGTCAACATTTCCACGGCGCGGATTTCCTTCCAAGGGAACTAGATCGTCAAGTTCTACCAATAGACCTTCAAGTGATTTATCGATCTTCTCCATCACAACTCCTTCTTGTACTTCGACCAGTCGCCATTTGAAACTGTAGTTGGATCAACGGGTGCAAGGTTTCCACTCACGTTCACACGAATTGAATCGACAATCTGTCTATTCGTCCAGTGAAGAAGGTATGAGTTGAATATTAGTAACGTTCCCGTAGATACAGGCGCGGATATAGTTCTACTAATCACATTGCTATGTGTCCCAAGAATCTGCAACGGAACAGATCCCTCTGGGGCAAATGGATAGTAAGCAAAAGCAAAATATTCATTCGGATCTATTGCTCCGTGAACGTAATGCGAGTGGGCTGCAATTGACTGGCCCGGCTCCAAAATGATTGACCAACTGTCGGTAATTATGTACGGTCTGCCGGCAATTTCGGACATCACGTTAACGATTGTGTCCCTGAGGTGATTGATTTCATTCGTTTCGGGAAGGCGCCAATCTTCATAATACGTGTGACTATGTGCATCAAGCATTGATGCATCCGGATCAATAGGTGATTCATACTCAAGTATCTGAGAGACAATCACATCGTTCTTCACCCCGTAGCCTTCGTTGAGATTAACGGAGTAGGCATCGAGGCCTACGATTGGAAGTGTCAGATACGTATTAGATGACATCGCCCACCTCAATTACTTCAACCCCAGCGAGAAACATCAAATCTCTTGCTTTTTCCCACTCGCGATATCCTGCTTTTCTCCGGCAGACAACTTTCTTAATCCCGGAAGAAGCAATCTGTTTCGCACATCCGTAACAGGGCGGACCGTTCACGATAAGTGTCGCTCCCAAGCGCTGCATTGGGTCCGACCACAAAAGAGCATTTGCTTCAGCGTGCTGAGCAATGCAATTGTCGTAGGTGCTCCCGCTAGGTGAGTTTTCCTGCGCCCTTGGGCAATGCCCCTCGGAGCAGTGCGGCATACCGGGAGGCGAGCCGTTGTAGCCAATACCTGCAACTCGACCATTTTCCATCAGCACCACAGCAAAGTATTGAGCCTTGCTGCACGTGGAGAAAATTGGCGCAAGCACTTCACAGGCTTGGAGCCATTTGATTTCTTTATCGAAGTGCGTCACGGCATCACCTGAGCGCGGACGTTGGCATTCAGTGTTCGCATTGCATCTATCGCAGTACGTAGCGAAAGCAACTTTTCACGTTTTGCCTTGAGTAACGCTTCGGCGATCTTGAAGTCATATTGCTCGTCGGCCATTTTGTAATCAGCCCACGACTCACGCTCCTTTATGGAGCCCTTTGCGCCGAGGTATTCTTTGGCCCAATTTGCTTTATAGAGAGACTCTTTTTTTGCGAGGTCCTCAGACAACACTTCGAATGCCTCTGTCTCTTCTTCGAGGTCATCAATGAGACGCAATAGATTTTCTTCGATCTCAACTTGGCTAATAGGTTGTGAGCGCCTGCTCATTAGTACTCCTTAAAACGGAAGGGTGGTCCAATCGATTTTCTCAAGAGCGTCCAAGTTTTGTTTTGGCCACTCGTATTTGCTTCTACCCCTAGAAGCCCATGACATTTCTTGAAGCAACCAAGCATCACACATGTCGTCAGCGCCCTTCCCCTCGAACAGCAATCCGGTCCTAGCGGATACTGCGCTGACAACTTCCGATTTACTTGCGTTACCCCTGCCGGTCGCGAACTTCGCTCTCACGGTTGGAGGAATTTCAATAACATTAATGTCCGCTTCGTGGATGGCTACACGAAGAACACCACCAAGTTCCCCAAGAGCATGAGATTGTGAGTTTCGGGCGCTGAATGCGTAACCCTCAATGATCACGATGTCGACGAATTGTTCGGCTATTAGATCCAACATTACGTTCCGTATTTCAACGAGCCGTTCGACTCCTTTTGTTTTGGGACTATGGGCAAACATTTTGTCCGCCACACAGAAACCGCAGGAAGTTAATGAAGGATCAATGCCGAGGGGAATCATTTTTCCCAACTTCGCTTCGCAAGACCAAGAAAGTACGCGAGTTCAGGATTTTCGCCGATCCTTCTATGGCATGGTCTACACACAGTTATGCAATTCGACTCATCAAGGATTGATCCTCCTTGACTTCGTCTCACCAATTCGTGGACGTCAACGCTCCCGTGCCGAATGTAGGAACTAAGTCCGTCATGCTTGGCAAACACAGGACATGCTTGGCAATAGGGTTTTTCAGCAAGCATCTTCTCAACCAACTTGCGTCGCTCTACGTAAATCTGCTCCATCTTCTTCGAGCGTTTACGAGAGAAGCCAGTTCGCTTCAAAGATGACTTTCGGTTTAGTGGGCTGCGTTTCATAATGTCATCGGATCAATCGTGTCGAACTCCCATCGACGTTCGAGCGTAGCCCATAACGCTTTGTCGATTTGAGTTGCTTCCAAGTCGTAATCGTTTAGCAACCTGCGATGCTCTTTGATCGCACTGCGGAAGAACTCAACATCTTGTGATGACGACTCCTCGACGAGACCCTTTCCCTCGATCATTCCTTCGACCTGAGCCAAACGGTTTTCGACATGAAACTTGAATCTGTTGATTTTTTTCAGACGTTGCGAATACGCGGCCTCTGCAAGTTCAGCCATTTTCCGACCCTCGGAACCCATCGCCTTGTATCTAACGGCGTCGGCTTGCGAGTCAATCGTCAAAGATTCGACCTGTTCAGAAATGTTTCGCAACAGACTGTGCAAAGCACGTTTCCATCGATCCCAATTTTCCTGTTTCATCAACTCAGATCGACGTGAAGGAGGAAGCCGGTTTTTGACTTCCTCCGCCACCATCTGAGCGAAAATGTCATCGGTAAGCATTAACGTCTCCATGCTGGACAAATCCGCTTGTAGGCGCACCAGTCGCACAAGCGTGTTTTACGTGTTTCGAATTCATGTGTTTCGCAAGCGATGTCGATCGCATCTTTGGTGGAGCGGACGTACACCTTGGTCTCTTCGATGTCTTCATCAGTGAAACGATGACGAAATGCGGTTCCGTCCTTGAGGTACAGAAGGCTCAGATAGTCCGGCCTGCCAACTCCAAGTTCGATGGCAAGCGCTCCATAAATCTTCAACTGCAGAAACTTGTCATCGATCCACTGGGCACGAGGTGTTTTCCCAGTTTTGTAGTCGGCAATGACAGTTTCTTCCTCATTGACCGTCAAACGGTCGATGAAGCCCTTAAGGGTTACGCCATCAAGTTGACCATTTAGTTCGTACTCAATGTACGTGGCATCAACTGACTTTGGATTTTCTACATCGAAGATATGTTCAAGACACCACCAAGAATTCCAGCGAAACAAGCGAATGACATCAGGGTCAACTCCAATCCAAGGCGTTACCCGTTCGAGCCATTCACTATTTTCCCAAGTATTTGTTGCAAGTGCCTTCAGGTTCGCCATGCTCCTATCTTCAGGGGGAAGCGCGTAGAAGTACTCCAACGTTTCATGGACAAAGTTTCCCATCAGCGTCGCTGATGTCGGTTCGTCGGGGATCATGTCGATCTTCGAGAATCGAAACTTTTGGGGACACTGGTTAAACGTGCCCATAGAAGATGGCGAGAGATGTGGGGG